ATGCACTTAAAATCTTTTCAATGAACTCTACGTTCAAAGGTTGATTCATAGAGTGCCAATCAATTAAATATCCCCTGTTATTTAGCAAAGAAGATGACATAACCTATAATAAAGAACTAACCCCCTTTTTCAAGGGGGTTAGCGAGGTGTGGGGTGGGGAGACTGATTCACCATGAACCTCCCCGTTTTTGACAAAGCTTTCTAGTCCGACCTAGAAGACTTTGCCAAATTTTTCTTGAGCCAATCGTACGCCGCAAATACTGGTTTTAGCCAGCCTGCGATTTACACCAGCATTGCGGTCGTAAACTTCAACATAATTCTGTGTCTCACCCATTAGTTGAGCGTTCAAAGACTCACCCTGAGTGGTATATAGACCAAAGAACCTACCCTTGGTGTTACGAATTGCCTTCATTACTCTCGTATTTACTCTCTTCATGACCGTATATTAATTGAAGGTCAGTGTTTTGTCAACAATTTTTGCAGAAATTTTTTCCACACTTTTATTGTTAACGATAAACTGTGAAAGCGGAACTTGAACCAGTGATTTAACTAAATTTTTAATGTCTCTGGCGTGAGTATTTTTCTCTTTAATTTGATTAAAAATATATCTTGAAGTGCTTATAGTATAACTCCAATCTATACCTTTGGTCGCTAAACGTTGCCGAATCAGCGACAACTCTTGATTTACGATCTTTAAGAGATGTTTATCTTCTAAATTATTAAAGAATATAGTTTCGTCGATGCGGGCTAAAAGTTCTGGGCGTAAATGCTTCTTGAGTGACTCTTTGTAATTATCAACGACTGTCACCTCATCAGGCAAGAAACCCATGCTTCTTTTTGGCTTTTTCCCTTGTCCTATATTTGATGTCATCACCAGAATGGTGTGCGTAAAATCAATCTCTCTGTTTAAATTATCTGTGGCATACCCCTCGTCTAAGATATGAAGCAAAACATCTAGAATTTTAGGGTCACACTTCTCTATTTCGTCGAATAAAACGACACAATTTGGGTTTTCGCGTACAAACTCAGTTAAAAGACCACCCTCCTCGTAACCTACATAACCAGCATTAGCGCCCAACAACTTTGATATGCCTGTCTTATCCTGATATTCACTCATGTTAAGCTGAATAAAAGCCTTTTCATTGCCGTAAAAATATTTAGCTATTTTTTTAGCGGTGAAGGTTTTTCCCACGCTCGTATCCCCAATAAAAAGAAAGTTAGCTAACGGTTTATGGGAATCATTTAGACCTGCCTTGGCACAAGAAAGAGAATTATGAATCACTTCAATGTTCTTTTCCTGTCCGAAAACTTCAGCATTGATTCGTTTAGAAAAAGAACTGAATGAGGCACTCTTGGAGAGGGTCTGACGAGATAGTCCCGTTTTTTCCTGCATAACCTGCACGATGTCCTTTTGGCGAATCCTGTGCTTTTTCTTTTTGACGCTACCATGTTTCGCCATCGTCTCTAGATACCTTTTAAGGAAATCTGTAAACTGTTTCTCATTTAAGTTTTTTTCATTAGCGGTGCCATCTAAAAACTCGCAAAACTCACTTCGCGCAGCTTCCACTTTGGGCGGGGTATAGTCATATTTAATTTTAGTTTTAGCTCCGACTTGATCAATAATGTCAAAAGCTTTGTCTGGGAACCTCTTGTGGCTTAGAAACTTCTCACAGAAATCTAAAATTGTATCGATATCCTGCTCTTGATATTTAACCTTATGAAAATCTTCATAGAACGGCAGGGCATTAGTGATTATTTTCTTTGTTTCAAGTCTTGAAGGCTCTTCAACTAAGATCTTATCAAAGCGCCGTTTCATGGCAGAGTCTTTCTCAAAGAACTTTTTATATTCTTGTGAGGTAGTGGCTCCGATACACTTAATACTGCCCCTTGCTAAGGCAGGCTTTAACATGTTTGAGGCGTCAACTGCGCCCTCGGAGTTGCCTGCTCCAATAATAGTGTGAATTTCGTCAAAAAATAGAATTATATTAGGTTCTTTTTCCGCTTCAGCTATAAGGCATTTAAACCTTTCTTCAAATTCGCCACGGTATTTTGTTCCAGCGATCATAGCACTTATATCTACGGCACAAATCTGCATCAAAGACATATGGGGTGGCGATGTCTGATTTACAATTCTTTGAGCTAAACCCTCCACAATAGCAGTCTTACCAACTCCCGCCTCACCAACTAGAATTGCGTTGCTCTTATTCTTTTTAGAAAGAATCTCTATAAGTTCATTAGTCTCGGTATCCCTGCCTGAAATCTTCGAAGACCGTTTGGATATAAATTGGTGATTAAGATTGACGCAATACTTGGTCAAATGCTCTAGACCAGTTGACTGTGGTTCGGGAGACGGTTTAGCGGGAGCGGGCTTTTTACCTTCAATTTGTAAAATATTTTTTATTTGGTCAGTAGGCGGAATACTAGTTTCTAGAACGTGTGTTTCAATGATGTCTTTAGCATAAGTCGCGTCAATACCAATCTCCTTTAAATGATCAATAAATGGGCCACCCATATCAAGAATAACATACAAAATATGCTCAACCCCAATGAAATAGCTACCAAAATTATCAGAAAACTCCTTAGCAAAAAATACGACCTCGTTTACTTCCTCATGCCATGCGCCCTGTCCCTTTTTCTGCTCAAACCTACTTTTGTTTTCGGCTGCATACTCTTTAAATGTTTTAATAAACAACTTGGCATCAAGTGAAATACCATAGCTTTTGAGCTTTAAAGCACAGCTATCAGATATGTTAACTAAGCACCCATATGTTAGGTGTGCGTTAGTCACCAAAGAATGACTATTGGCTTCAGCGAATTTTTTTGCATCTCTAAGCCCCTTTTTTGCTTTGGGGGTTAAATTAAAGTCTGTTAAACCCATCATAATTACTTACACTACTTTACATCAGATAGCTTCATGTAGATTTTATCCTTTAGTGGGAAAATTTTATCAATAAACACTACATCATCTCCGAGAGTGCCATGAATTATTATAATATCTGCCTTTTTGGGTAATTTTTTACCCGATTCTAAATAGTTACTTAACCTCTGATCCCTTGCGCTGTCAAGGAATAGTCCATTTACCATGCCGCTTTCATCCTGTAGGGTTATGCGAGCGTATTTGTTGCCATTCCTACTGGTGCGCCTAATGATATCGGTGATAGTTCCGACAAATTTCACATGAGCGCGATCTGACATATCTCTCATCTCGACTGCCGCAGTGAAATCCTGACCATTATCAAAAATTTCACGTACAGTGTGAGAATAACTATAACCAAGTAATTTTTCTTCAAAATACCAGTTAGCGTATTTCACATGCCTAATGTTCATTTCATAAATATCCTTATATGGCTGAAACTTCTTCTTGAAAGTGCCAAACCTTTTCTCTGTGAACATCTTGCGATTGTCATCGCCAACAGCACCGCTCTTCGATGTATCGTGAATAGCTTCTAGTATGTCATAATTATATTTATCTCCTAACGCTATAAAATTTCTTTTTTCTCTATCTGTAAGCGTATTAAAAGTTTGAGCCTCCAAAACCAACCTTGATCGACTTGATTGAACAAAAGAGTCCAACAGTCCCGCCTGTATCAGCGCTGATAGAGTGCCTATGTTCACGCCTGCCTGCTTTGCAGAAAGAAATACTTCATACTTATTAGCAAAGGAATCTTCTCTAAACTCTAAGAGAGATGTTAATACTTTGTCGGAGACACCTTTGATAGAATTCAAACCATATCGGATGTTTTTGCCTTCTATTTTAAAATCGATGTCTGATTTATTAAGATCTGGAGGCAGTAACCTTATGTCAAAGTGGGGTAACTCCTGAGAGATTTTTGCTATCTCCTCATGTGGACTTGGTTCATATTTAGCATATTTTAAAAGACTTAAAAAGAATTCTTGCGGGTGGTTAAACTTTAAGTATACCGTCAATGCTGCTAAATGCGCGTAGCTAATTGAGTGGGATTTATTGAATGAGTAATTAGCTGAATCTTGCGCCACCTTCCATAGAACTGCGGCGATTTCAGGGTCTAGATTATTGCTGCGAACTTTATCCTCAATTTTAGCCTTCCAAGCAGGCATTTGATCCACCTTTTTCTTACCAACTATACGACGCAACTGCTCCGCTTCATCTAAGCTGAATCCCACCTTCACTGCCATTTTCATTAACTGCTCCTGATACAGTGGAATGCCTCCTGTGTAGCTTAAGACATCATCAAAAAATTCATGAACCGACTGGAAGTCTCCCGTCCTAACAAAGGTCGCATAGTGATCCTTAAAGTCTAACGCTCCAGGTCTTGCAATCGCAACCACAGCCGAAAGCTCTTCTAGGTTGCGCGGAGAAATAAGCTGGCAAACTTTAAAGTTCGTTTCTGCCTCAATCTGAAAAAGCCCCTGAGGGGCTCTTAAACAAGAGAGGGCTTGATAAACGGAGGGGTCGTTGGGATCTATGTCTTGCTCCTTTATTCCAAGCTGCTTGCATACATCGTGGACGACCGAAAGTGTTCGTAACCCCAAAATGTCAAACTTGACACTCAGACTAGCTACATCATTCATGTCATAGCCAGAGACCAGTGAGCCATCGTTTGTGTGCTGGAGTGGCATAATTTCGTCCAGCGGGTAGTATGAGATAGAGATGCCCGAAGGATGCACTCCTGTGTTTTTATTTAAGCCTTCTAGCTTCTTTGCTATTTTAAATGCCTTAGCATAGCGATCCGCATACCCTTTGAAGCTTTCGCTCTCTTCGTAGGCCACATCAAGCTTTGCGACCATTCCGAAATGCTTGGGGATGGTATCGCTTATCTGATTCACATCAATTTCAGATAGCTCTTCGACAATTTTACCACACTCCTTCATGCATAGCTTACCGCTTAGAGTGTTTAGCGTTAGAATCTTAGAAGTTTTTCCTACATATTTTTTTTCTATGTATTCGATTACCTCTGGGCGGCGATCATAGGAGATATCGTTATCCACATCAGCCAACAAACTTCCATCTAAATAAATCTCACCGTTATGCTCTATTTTGCGAGCCCGACTCTTGGAAACAAACCTCTCAAAAAACAGATCGTATTCAATCGGGTTTATATTTGTAATACCTATAACGTATAAGACGAGAGAACCAGCCGCACTTCCCCTGCCTGCTCCTGTGGGGATATTATTCTCTTTGCAAAAATTCATAATGTCCCAATTTAATAGAACATAATCCACAAAACCCAAATCCTTGAATACAGCCAACTCCTCCCTTAGCCTGTCATAATATACTTGAGCATCCTCCTGCTTATCGATGCCCTTCTCCTTCAATCTTGTAAAGCAAAGCTTCCTAAGGAACTGAAAGTTATCTTCCAGGTCACTACAAGAAACTTCGTCGTAATATTTTTTTTCTATTTTAATTTCTGGGAGCTTAACTCCGACAGGAAATGGCGTGTCATACGGCTTATAGTCAGAAAAAATCATAGCTCTAAATCAAAAAGTTGTTTCCTAAAAATTTTAAACGTCATCTCAATATCATATAGTGCATCATGCAGTCGCTTGGGATCATGATCTATATTATATCTCTTTAGTAGGGTCGCCTGAGACGTTCTCAACCCCCTCTCTTTATGATTAAGCAATCTATACTGCCAAGCAAGTAAATTTTCTTTATCTACGGGAATTTGTTTAGCAATTGCCGTTGCTAAAGATTTAGTATCAATGATTCTATTCACATATGAATAGTCTGACTCTCTACCCATTAGTTTGCGCCATATATTTACCATGTAAACATCAAAACCTAAGACGTTTTGACCAACGACTAGATTCCTTTCGTCATATAAATCCTTCTCAAACTTTTCCCACACGGTGTTTGGCGGCATCGATTTCTTCGCGTATTCATCGTACGAAAAACCCGTAACCCTTGCTGCACCCTCTGAGACGTTCAGGTTAGGCCAGTGAATAAAGAAATCTCTTTTATCAATTATCTTCTCACCTTCAACAACTAACCAAGCGATTTGCCAAGGTCGAGAGGTAACCAAGTTCAAACCTTCAGTCTCGGTATCAAAAACAACGTATCGTTGTTTCTTATTAAATCTAAGTAATGACTCATCCATGTTGTAAATAAGACTCAAGGCAGAACTCATTACTGCCAAAGTGGTTAAGGTTGGGACTGCTCAGTGTGGCTGCTCTGCCAAAATTTCTATTGCAGAGAATCTTGTATGTTTGAAGAGCCTCTACATCAGACTTCTCGTTGTACAAGATAGTTTTCACGTCCTGCATAGGCGCATTGCTTGATTGGGCAAACTTACTGACCTTTTCAGTCAACAGCTTATCAAATGGCAAGTTGTTTTGTTCTAGCCAGAAGGTCGGCGGGATGTTTTTAAAGTTGGGGATGCAGTTTTTTAAGTATAACTGATTTTTATGTATGAATGAATCATAGAATGGTATCACAAGGTCGATGTGGCTTTCTGACCAGATACTATTCAGGTATTTAAAATCTACTTTGCGTCGCCCTATTGTTTGGGCGAAAGAATAGATTTTGTTAAGTAGTTTGCAACCCTCATCATCTTTTGCGAACACTATTATTTTGTGATCTGATAAATCCCCATCCTCTTCCACATCATTGCAACAGGTAATTCTTAACCCAAAAACTAAATGAATACCTTCTTCTTTGCAGCTAGTATGAGATTTCACAAAGCCCGTCATCGAGTCTTCAACCAAGACTAGTGGATTGATGTCGTGCTCCTTGCAGTGATCGATAATCTCCTCTATTTTTAAGATACTCTTTCCTATTGAAAAGGTGGATTTAAATACGGGAATCATAAAGGAGACTGTAACACTCCCACAAACAGCCGTCAAGAAGAATGTGCTGGACAGCCTTCATAATACTTCATTTCATAAGCCCCACCATCAGGTACCAGATCTTCACGGAACTCATCTTCAAAGAAACTTCCAACAGACTGGTTATTTTTGTCGTAAATAGTATAGTAAAAGAAATCAAACTTCATGGGACAGTGCCACTTGGGAGAGCCATCCTTTTTTAGCTCTCCCTTTTTCTTAGCAAATCCACATAAAAGCCTTCCACTAAAAGAACCATCTTTAGGAAAATCTTGCCTAGCCGCAAAATTACTTTTTGCCTCCTTGATAGAGAAATTGTCCAAATATTTCTGTATTTCTGATAGCTGCAATTCAAACCCAATTAAATCATCAGCATCTAATGGCTTCATCCGAACCACGCCTGAGTTTTTAACGTTTTCATCTAGCTCAAATTTAAGGAATAAAAACTCGCTGACACGCTTTGCGTAATCGGGAAACAAATTCTTAACTGCCAGACTATACATTAAGTCTTGAAGGTTATCTGTTGCGTCCTTACCCTTAAAGACGGACTTGCTGGTTTTAAAGTCTCTGATTATGGCTAATTTTTTTCTTTTATAAAGAAATAATTTATCTATGAAGCCTCTAATCTTATAGGCAACCTGCCCATCTTCCTTGACGATATCAAAATCTTTTTCAGAATATTCTTCAGTTGGCTTGCCCGTTTCATCGCCAAAGAAATCATAAGTCAAACCATTATAAATCATCTCTTTTATTAGGGAGATGTTTTCGTCATCGTCCACACCCTCACGGACAGCGTGTTTCATAATCAACCTTTTGACCGAGGGGACGCAAAACACATCCTGAGAGCTAACGATGGCCTTGTAGTGCTTGCCTCTCCTTTTTGGCCCTAGCACCTCAAAAATTAAATGGCAAATAGAGCCTCGTCGCGCACCATCGTTACTTCGCTCGGGCAGTTTGAGCTTGTATTTACACCAGTATAACCACGCACACGATTGCGCCGTTTTTATTCTACTGGCAGATAGGGGTGTTTCGGGACTAGCCATCACTAAATATTAAGGCACTCTTAATTTCTTTTTTAGTGAAGCAGGAAGTATTATTCTTAATAAAATCGCAAATATATTCTAGCTGTTTAGCTTGATCATATTCCTTAGTAGACCAATTTTTATTAAAGTCATACTCATCTAAATGAGCGTCACCAAAATCATTATAGGGCTTTGGTGGGAATTTTACAATTAATCTATCTAGATCAAAGTAGGAGGATAACTTGATGAATGTTTTTATTGCAGCTACAAGTCCTCTATTTTCCCCGCTATTGAAATCATTATTAGTAGCGATAAAAATCCGATGAATAGACTTGCTATTAAGATAATTAATGATGTGGCTATTAATGGATAAGCCAAACATAACCAAAACGTTTTTAAAACCTTGTTCATAAAGAGCCATTGCATCACCGATGCTTTCAACTAAAATTACTTCATTTTTGGATTCAATCTCCTCATTAGTAGGGAGATTCCTATTGAAGGCGGGATACACCCAGTTATTTCTGCGTCCAATATGTTTCCATTTTGGATAATCATTACCATCGTCAACTTTTCTACCTGAAAAGCCTATAATTTGATGATGCTCATTGTATATAGGAAACACCATTCTGCGATACATTTTACCCACGCCAGCTAATCCAACCTCAAAAGCCTTCTGCGTAGACTCAGAAATTTTTCTGCCTAAGTAAAAATTATAATTAGGAAAAAGCTTATCTAGTGACTCTGGAGGGTATATTTTTTCCATTTCTGTGGTCTGTTTCGGCTTGTAGGGCATCTCTGCGCCACTATTCGGGGCACCTAAAATTTCTTCACACCGCTTCGAATCTTTAACTGTTAATCTGACAATTGCTTCAAATGGCTTACAGCCTTTGTTCTCGACAAAATCCATCCACACACCTGTGTCCTTGTAGATTTTAACCGCAGTGGGGTTGTCGCCATCACGATATAAGGCTGAACTTCGCCAGTGGTCACCACAATCAATCAGTCTATAACCAATGGACTCTAAGATGCCTTGAAAATTATCAGAATTCAGTGAAGTCTGGAATTGATTCTTGGTTTCCATCAGTATCTAAATCTTCATCCCCATTTAATATTCTTGCGATATCCCTCAAATCTCCACATTCCTCGATATTAAAATTATTAAAATTAAGGTTTATAGCGTTTTTACGGAGAGCATCGCCCACCCTAACAGGTTCTATTGCTCCTGCTACATCATCACCCAAGTGACGAGATTTTACGTTAATTAGCTTATGCGTACCGAAACGCTGCCCCTCCGACTCTATCTCGTCCGCAGTCTTGTTTCGCAGAATGAACATGTGGGAGCAAAACTGGGTGATTCGGTCCGATAATGAAACAATAGATTCGTCATCAACAATCGTCTGAGCGGTACGGTTATTTGTGATGCCGTAGCGGTTAGATTGAACTGAAGTGATCATTGGTATGATGGGTTCACCCTCCCATAATATCTCTTTTTGGACACACTTCTTAAACTTATCTACCATTTCGCCAACCACCTGCCACTCAGATTTATTGGCAATGTTTTCTGAAGTGGTTTTTATATAATCAAAAGAAAAAACCATTCTGTTTCCACGTCCCACCTTTGAATAGTAGAATCTTTTGAGCGTATTAACCATGGAGTCCACATCCATTCCACCCACATTGTAATAATAAAATTTTAGGTCTTTTATCTTACCCCAAACTGCTCTGACTTTATTTACTACGTCCTGTCCAGCCTGTCTCCACTTACCGCTTTCGAGAAGGTGCATTGGGACGCCTGAGAGCGCGGCGCACTGCCTCATTATAAGCTCCTCTTTGCTCATTTCACCATTGTCAAAATGCAAAATTGGCACATCGTATTTCAAACTCACCTTGGTTGTATAATCCATGCAGAAGTTTGTTTTTCCCACACCTGACCTAGCTACTATAACCGTGATATTTCCCGCTCTCAAAAGAGAACCATAAATCTGGTTAACCTTAGGGTGTGGCCCCATCATTCCAAATTCTGTGAGCGGATTGTTACCCCTTTCCTCAACCAGAGCTTCCATATCCTCATAGATATTTTCGGGAGTATCATTGCCAAGCTCATATAAATTAATTCGCGAATTATAAATCGAATCAGCAGCCTCGACTATGTTTCTATAGGATGCGTCAGGCGTGATGCTCTTCATCTTCTTTGCGATATCTTGAGAAGAGCGCAAAATTTCACGCCTAATCGAATACTTTTTGAGTTCCTTGGCAGTTTTTAACGTATTGCCAGCGGGTACTTTTCGCAAGGTTAGGGACTTGATATAGTCGGATGGGTTTAAATTATCCTCAAAAGATAGCCCTACTTGGTTCACTCGTTGAGCGATAATAATTTCATCTACCTCATCGCCACCATTTATGGCTTGCTCTATGATCCTAAAAATAGTCGAGTTGAGAGGACTGTTATCCGAGTAAAAATCCGAAGTATCAATAAAGTTTGAAATCTCTGCGAAAGCCTCGGGGTCTTTTAGTAAACCCGCTAGTAATTGTTTTTCTAATTCAAGATTGTAAATCATTGTGCTTCTGTACCCCTCTCATCTTGCATGTCTCTCAAATAATCCTCCAAGGTTTTAACCAAAGCTAACTCGGTCATGCCGCAGTCAAATTTCGAATAGACCAGCGGCTTGCCGTTTTCGGATGAAACAGCCATAATTACGCCCTTATACCTGTCAGAACCACCAGACAATTCGTAAAGATTATCTACCATTTCTGTTGGTAGTGAAAACTCATTATTCTCCTCTTCTTCTAAGTTCATAGGTATATTTTTTGATCGTTGAATAAAGACGCGGTAATCGTATCGTTCGGATAAACTTCCGCCAACTTTATACTGTTGGCCTCACAGAAGTCAAATTTTTTTTGATCCCTCTTCAATTGGTCGGTGTATTTTAGTCTGTTCTTGTGAAAGAATTTTACATACTTCGTGTGTTGGGCGCCTTGAACTTCCACTGCTATTTTTTTATTGGCATTATAAAAGTCTAAAGTTAAACGGCTTCCAACCACCCTAAACTCTTCGAAGACTATATCGTTCTTCCAGTAGGGATATAAAAATTTCTTTACTTCGGTTTGAAATTTACTGCGACTTGGCTTTTCCCAATCGATGAGATATTTTTTGGCGTTCTTTAAATTTCTGACTTTGCCATACCCGTCAATAAACTTCATACTTGAATCTGCTCCTTAAAGTAATCTATTAAGAATTCACACAGCTTCTTGTCTTCCTCAACGGTTTTGAAAA